CCAGGAGCCCATCCCCCGGAACTGGCGCGAAGAGCGGCCCGGTGCACTCGTGGCGGCCGGCGTCGGGCTCGCCGGGCAGCGTCTGCCCAGATGGATGCAAGGCGTCTGATGAGCCGGACCACGATCAAGACACGCCTGGCCGACGCGCTCTCGTCATTCGTCATTCGTCATTCGTCAGTCGCGCCACGCGCGAAGCAGGCCTTTCCCCTGGCCTTCGGCAGCGACCCGGGCCTCTATGGCTTCCGGCGCCTGACCAACTACGGCTCCGAGCAGGCCACGCTCCGCGATCTGCCGCTCCCGACGCACGAGCGGATGCAGGAGCTGGCCTATTACCTCTACCTGACCAACGACATGGCGAATTGGTGGATCAACACGCAGATGGCCTACATCACGGGCGAAGGGATCAAGCTCCAGGCCGAGGATCCGCAGACACAGGTCGCCCTCGATGCCTTCTGGACCGATCCGGTCAACGACTGGCCGCTCAAATTGCCCAACAAGGTGCGCGAGCTCTCCCTCTACGGCGAGCAATGCTGGCCCGCCTTCGTCGCCGAAGGCACCGGCCGCGTGCGGCTCGGGTATCTGGATCCCTGTCTGCTCCAGGAAGTCGTGCTGGATCCCGATAATGCCGAGCAAGCCATCGGTATCATCACCAAATCCCAGACCGGGTACTTCAACCTCCCGTCGCGGCGCTACCGGACGATTCTCGCGATCCCCGAGGAGGAGCTCACCCCGTCGGCGCAGCGGCTCCGCCAGGACTTCAGCGACGGGGACTGTTTCTATTTCGCCGTCAACAAGGTCTCCAACGGCTCGCGCGGCTGGTCGGATCTGCTCGCGAAAGTGGACTGGTTCGACGGCTATGAGCAGTTCCTCTTTCAGCGCCTGGAGCGGTCGGATCTGGCCAATCGCGTCGTCTACGATCTGCAGCTCGCCGGCTTCACACAGGAGCAGATCACGGAGTTCATGAAGAGCTTCCAGCTCCCGAAGCCGGGCGGCGTCCATGCCCACAACGAGAAGGTCACGCTGGACGTCAAATCGCCGGACCTCAAGGCGATGGATGCCACGGTCGATGCCCGGCTCTTCCGGAACCATTGCCTCTCGCCGCTCCCGGAGCATTGGTACGGCGGCGGGGGCGACATCAACCGCGCGACGGCGGGCGAGATGGATGAGCCGACCTTCAAGCACTTCGCCGCCCGGCAACTGCTCTGGAAGGCCATCATCGAGAAGACCTGCCGCTTCGCGCTTCGCTCCCAGAAGGCCGCCGGCCTGCTGGCGCAGGGGGCCGACGAGACCTTCCAGACCACCTTCCCCGAGATGGTCACGGCCGACCTCTCGAAGCTGGGAGCCGTGGCGCTGCAGGTGGCGCAATCCGTCGCCGCCATGCTGCTCCAGGGCACGATCACCAAGGCCGAGGGCCGGCAGCTCTTCAGCGTCGTCAGCAAGTCCTTCGGCGTGGAGTTGCCGGACATGACAGACGAAGAATTGGCGGCGGCAGCGGACCGTCAGCAGTTCCAGGATGCCTCCCAGGATTATCCGCCCGGCAAGAAACCCGCGACGGACGCCACGATGCAACAGACGCGGTTGAGGGCCTTGTGAGCAATGAGCACCGAGTCCTGAGTTCTGAGTCTCAGCACTCAGCACTCAGCACTGAGGGGATATGTCGGAAGCCGACGAAGCCCGGAAGATGCAGGAGCTGCAGCGCAAGCTGCGCAAGCGCGCCGTCGCGGAAGGCGTGCGGCGGATCCTGATGCTGCTGGAATCGGCGCGGCGCGACGTGCTGGCCGAGATCGCCGACAGCGACTGGGACCGGTTCATCCTGCCGCGCCTGACCGCGCAACTCGACCGGCAGCTCGAGCTCTGGCGGGATCTGGCCCTGCAGGACCTCACAGCCGCGCAGGCGCAGTCCTGGCAAGCCGGCAGCCAATCGGTCCTGTCCACCGCCGGCGCGATCGGGCTCGAGGTGAGTCTGCCTGAGCTCCCGACCTCGCTCCTACAGGCCCTGACGCAAAAGATGGGGCAACGAGTCACGGGCCTCACCCAGAGTGCCAAGGACCGGCTCGACAAGGCCCTCGCCACCGGCCTGCTCAGCGGGCAATCCCGCGAGGACACCATCGCCGCGCTCGGGAAAGTCCTCAAGACGGGTGAGCTCACGGAAAAATCCCAGGGGATCTTCGGCTCGATCAGCGCCCGCGCGCGCTTCATCTATCAGCAGGAGACCGGCCAGGCCTATGCCAGGGCCCAGGATCTGCGACGCGACCAGGTCATCAAGTACGTGCCGGAGCTCCAGAAGGTCTGGGTGCATGACGGACATCCGCTCGTGCCGCGGCCCGATCATCTGGCGATGCACGGGCAGGTGCAGAATCAAGATGAGCCCTTCCGCAATCCGGTGACCGGCGAAGAGCTGATGTTTCCCCGGGATCCGGACGCCGACATCGGCGAGACGGCCGGCTGCACCTGCGACGTCTTTCTCTGGCGGGACGCCTACGGCTCCATCGCAGACTTCATCGGACCGGCCACCGGCAGAGCGGCGGAAGCTGCCTAACGACCTAACACAGGGAGGAAATCATGGCGAAAGAAGATGTGAACGTGAAAGAGGCGATCAGGGGACTCAAATTCCGGCACAACCAGAAGATCGAGGACAAGGACACGAAAAAGGTCCGGTACGCGCCGGCCGAGCGGCCCATGACGGAAGACGACGTCCTGGCGACCAGGCGGGAGGGGAACCAGCTCGTCATCGTCTCGAAGGATGGGACGAAGCACCGAGTCCCGGTGTGATGAGGGTCCATCTGGTTGTCGCCCGGCCTCTCTGGTCTATCTGGTTGTCGGACCAGAAAGACCAGACAGACGAGATAGACCAGACAGACCAGGGAGCCCCACGGAGGAACCGATGAAGAAGAAGGAAAAGACCCCCGTCGCCGTTCGACAAGCTCAGGGCGACCCTGAGTCGACTTCGGCGAGCTCAGTCGAGCCGGATCGAAGGGTCGCGACAGACGCCATTATCGCTATAGACGCAACAGACGCAAAAGACGCTCCACGCATTCTTCAGGCGCTGGATCCCGAGGGCTGGCAGTGGGAGGTCCTGATCATCAAGCCGGGCCTCGGCGCCAACCGGCAGTATTTCCCGCCGGAGACGCTGCGCCAGGCGACGCCGGTGTTCGAAGGGGCCCGAGTCTTCTGTCTGGACGACGGGCAACATTCCCGCTCCGGCGACAAGTCCGCCAAGCAGATCGTCGGCTGGACGGATCAGCCCCGCTACGACGAGGCGCAGGGCGTCAAGGGCCGGCTGCATCTCCTCAAGACCGCCGACTGGCTGCGGCAGAACCTGCTCGATTCCCACGCCAAGGGGAAGCCGGATCTCTACGGGCTTTCCGTGGACGCGCCAGGCAAAGCCGTCATGAAAGAGATTCAGCAGGCAGGGGAGACGATTCCCGTGCAGTGGTTCACGGCCATCAGCAAGCCAGCCACCGTGGATGTCGTGTGGAACCCCGGCACCGCCGGGGGCTTTCAACGTGCGTTGAACGCGGAGGTCAACGCCCAACCAGAGGAGGAGCGTCAGATGTTAGAAAAACTCCTGAAGATTCTGCAGGCGAAGCGGCCGGACCTGCACGCGAAGATCGACCCGGCCGCGGTCACCGAGGAGCAGGTCCTGGAGCTCCTCAATGAGGCGGTCACGGCGCAACAGGCGGCCGTCGGCGCCGCAAAAGACGCGACGAACGCGTCCAATGCCAAGCCAGCCGAGTCGGCACTCGGCACTCAGCACTCAGCACTCTCTGAAGAGGACAAGGCGGTCATCAAGCAGGCCCAGGTCTCGACCTGGAACAGCCAGGTCCGGGAGCTGCTCGCGGAGTCCAAGCTGCCGGAGATCATGCAGGCCAGTCTGCGCAAGCGCTTCATGGATGTGCCCGGCGAGGGCGAACGGGTGAAGCAAGCGATCACGGAGGAACGCGAGATCATCGCCAGCCTCAGCCAGAGCGGCAAAGTCACGGGGCTGGGCTATCCCCATGACGTGAGCACGGAAGGGGAAGCGGAACGGCTCCAGGCCTCGATGGACAAGCTCTTCGGCGTGGAGAGCAAGATCGACGCGCCGGCGTTCCCCTCCCTGCGCCAGGCCTACGTGAAGATCACCGGCGACGTGGACCTGAGCGGCCGGCCTTCCGCTGGGCGGGAAGGCTATGCCGAGCGCATGAGCCAGGCCGTGCAAGCCTACTGGCGGAAGGGCATCGATGCGGTGCCCGGCTATCAAGCGCCTGGCTTCGTCCGGATCGAGCAGGCGCAGGTCGCGGCAGGTTGGCCGACGATCCTGGGCAACAGCCTCTACCGCCGGCTGATGAAGGACTATGCGGAAGTGGACTTCGGGGAGAACCGGATCATTTCCATGAGACGGCGGGCCAGCGATTTCCGCAACCTGGAAGCCCAGCGGCTCCAGTATGCGGCCGATCTGCCGACGGTGGATCCCGAGGTCGCCGACTATGCGGAAGCGGCCTCGCTGGGTGAAGAGCAGGTCATCTATGCGGTCAGCACGAGAGGCCGGATCATGACCGTCTCGCGCAAGACCATCATCAACGACGATCTGGGCGCCGTGCTCCGGCTGCCGCAACGGGAAGGCCGCGCCGCCCGGCGGACCTTCGCGCGGACCGTCTGGAACCTGGCCATCAACAATGCCGCTTACGATGCGGACGCGACCGCCTGGTTCCACACCAATCACGCCAATCTGGGCTCGACCGCCCTGACGGCCGATGCGACCGGCATCGGCGTCCTGGTGGCGGCCATGAACCGGCTCATGAATCAAACGGAGCCGGGCTCGGGAGAGAAGCTAGGCGGCGCCTGGTGGGGCATGAACCTGGCGCTCGTCGTGCCGACGGCGCTCCAGGACGTGGCCAAGAAGCTCAACCAGAGCCCGGGCACGCCGGGCGCGGCCAATCAAGGCGACAACCCGGTGTACGGGATCTTCGGCAATGACCAGCGGCCGGAGCGGATCTTCGTGAACCCGCTCTTCACGGACACGAACGATTGGTACCTGTTCCGGGATCCGAACGACATGGACATCATCGAGGTGGCCTTCCTGAACGGGCAGGAGACGCCGGAGGTGTTCGTCGCGGATCAGCCGACGGTGGGCCAGATGTTCGTCACAGACAAGATCCAGTACAAGATCCGGCATGAGTACGGCGCCGAGATCCTGGACTTCCGGAGCGCGGATAAGAGCGTGGTGTAACGCGTCAGGAGCGTCTATTGCGTCAATAGTGTCTGTCGCGTTCAACAAGGAGGAAACGATGAACCGAATGAAGACAGTGAGGGACATTGCGTTGGTGCTATTCGTGGCCGCGACAGTGGCGCTGACGATCATGAATATGGTCACGCCGCCGATGGCGGCGACGACGAATCCGGCCCAGGGAGCGCCGGGCTATTTCGTCATGACCTTCCACTTCGACAGTCAGTTGACGGCCACGGTGGCCGACAAGGCGCAGTGGAAGATGCCCTGGCCGGTGTCGCTGATCGCGATGAAATGCTCGTTCCGGGCGCTGGGCGGGTCTGCCTCGCCGACCTATACCTGGACGCTCCAGGCAGGCGCCACCAATAATGCGACCTGTGCGCCGACGACGGCGGTGACGGAAGTGGAGGGAACCATCGCGACGGCCGCGATCGCGGACGAGGCCAGCATGACGCTGGATTATGCGTCGGCCGGGACCTCACCGACCGCCGACGATGGAACGGTGCTCTTAATCTTCAAACGTCTGTAGCGTCTTTAGCGTCCATAGCGTGCCGCGTCTCTTGCGCAAGAGACGCCGGACGCGAGCGACGCAATAGACGCAATAGACGCAATAGACGCGAATGACAACGCTGGCGGATTTCGCCAATTGGTTCGACGACCGCGTCCGGGACGCGGCGGCTCGGATCACGGAGCTCCAGAAGGAGCGCGCGATCGCGCAGGCGGTCAAGCGCTACAACGAGCTCCGTCCGCAGCAGTCCGTGCAGGACTACCCGGGCGATGGAGCGACCTTCGACCTGGCCCTCCCGACCGGCTGGGTGACCGGCATGTCCACCATCCGGCAGATGGAATATCCGGCCGGCCAGCGGGTGCCGGTGCTGCTCGAGCGGGACGACTGGCAGTTCTACCAGACGCCGACGAGCACGAAGATCCGGCTGCTCCAGGTCACGCCGGTGACCGGCAAGACGCTGCGGCTCACCTTCACGAAGCCGCACGGCCTGGACTACAGCGGCTCGACGATTCCGAGCCAGGACGAAGAGGCGGTCACGGATCTGGCCGCCTCGATCGGGTTGCGGGATCTGGCGGCCGCCTTTGCCGGCACGGTGGATCCGACGATTGCGGCCGACAGCGTGGAGTACCGGACCAAGGCCAGCGAGTACAGCCAACTGGCCGATAAGCTCGAGAAGCGCTGGCGCGCGCACATGGGCCTGGATCAGACCTCCGAAGCCCAGGCCGCCAGCGCGTTCGTGGATGTGGACCAGACCGACAGCCTTGGCCATGACAAGCTGACGCATCCGAACAGAAACCGGTGAGGAGTGAGGGGTGAGGTGGCGGAACGATGAAGATCGAGATAACGATTGATCGACTGAAGCTGGATCCAAGCGCCATCGCGGAGGCGATCAAGGCGGCGCTGATCGAATCGGGTGCGCTGCTGGAGAAGGAGATCCGGCAGCGCACGCCGCAGGGCGTCGGCGGAGCGCAGAGCGGGCTCCGCGGCTCGATCTTCTCGGAGCTGCGTGGCAGCGAGGGCCTGCTGGAGTCGATCACGAGCTCATCGTTGCCCTATGCCGCCCCGGTGGAATTCGGGACCGTGCCGCATTTCCCGCCGGTCCGCGCCCTGATTCCCTGGGTGGAGAAGTTCCTCACCCTCGAGCAGGGCCAGACGGCGGAAGGCGTAGCCTTCGCCGTGGCCCGCGCGATCGCGCGCCGCGGCACACCGGCCAGGAAGATGTTCGAGCTGGGGGCCACGGATGCCTTGCCGAGAATTACAGGCTTCTTCAAGGAGCGGCTCGGCTCAGCGACGGCACGTCTGGTCAGGAAGGAATAATGGCGCGCGCCAGACTTCGGCGAGCTCAGTCGAGCCGCGCACCAATTGCGGCCTGGGAGATGACGGCCTGTTCGATGTGGTAGCGAGCATTGGACTTTCAACATCGGCGCGCCAATGACGAGCTAAGGACGAGATGGGAACCATCGAACAGAGGGCGGCGATCAAAGCGATTCTTCAATCGGCGGATCCGACCGCGCTGGTTCATGACTATGAGCGCTGGACGAACGATCTCAAAACATACCAGACCTTCTTCCAGCCGGCCGGCGATCGGCACCTGAAGGCCTGGGTCTTCGCGCCGGAGTCGGAGCAGGATGTGCCCTTCACGCACGACGGGGACGCGCACCTGACCGTCTGGCGAGTCCGGTTCCTGGCCTCGATGGTGGACGGGGAGGCGACCGAGAAGGCCGCGCTCGCGACCGTGGAGGCGGCCCAGAGGCTCATCCGGCAGAACCCGACATTGAACAGGTCCTGCTTCAGTTCCCGGCCGACCCTGGGGCCCTTTGCGGATCAGGTCGGGCTCGTGGTCGAGAAATGGAGTCTCCAGTTCATCGGGCCGGCGCTGTGCCATCTGGCCGACGCCCGACTGGTGACGGAGGACTAGAGAGGACGGTCTCTCTGGTCTGTCTGGAGAGACCAGATAGACGAGACAGACCAGACAGACGAGACAGACCACATAGGAGGAACAACCAATGACCAAGTACGCAGCCTACGGGACCCTGCTCAAGCGGGAATCGTCCCCGGGGAGCGGCACCTACGTCACGGTGCCGGGCACGGGCGATATCGAAGGGCCCGACATCAAGAACAACTTCGAGGACGTGACGACCCACGATGGTGTCTCCTCGTTCGAGGAGTTCATCGCGACCTTGCAGTCGGGCGGTTCGGTCAAGTCCGATCTGGTCTGGGATCCGAACGACTCGATCCACGCCGCGCTCCATCTCGACCAGGCCGGCCGGGTCAAGACGAACTATCAGGTCGTCTATCCGACCAGCCCGGCCAAGACGGCCAGCTTCGCGGCCTACGTCGAGGACTTTTCCATCAAGGCGCCGGTGAAGGGGAAGCTGATGCGGAGCCTGTCGCTCAAGATCTCTGGCGGCGTCACGATTGCGTAAACGTGAAGCGTTCCTCGTGAAGCGTCGCTCGCGAGATACGAACGACGAGATACGAACGACGAACTAAGAGGAGGAGAACATGCCAAGAGTGGTCCATACACCGGTTGCCGCGCCCGGCACGCAGAATTACACCGGCGCGGCCCTGACTCAACTGGCCGCCGACACCGTGAACAAGGAGGAGGTCGTCATCACCGGCAAGGAGCTGGTCCTCGCCCAGAACAGCGACGTCGGGGCCCATACCGTCACGATCACGAGCGTGGCCGACAACCTGGGGCGGACGAAGGATATCGCCGCGGTCTCGCTGGCGGCCGGCGAGCTGCGGATCTTCGGCCCCTTCGGGCTCGAGGGGTGGCGGCAGAGCGACGGCTTCCTGTACTTCGAGGCCAATCACGCGACGATCAAGTTTTCCGTGCTTCGGCTGCCTTAACGGGCGCCGCGTCTCTAGCGTCCATAGCGTGCCGCGTCGTTCGCCAGACCGTTCCTGCGAGATACGCTTCACGAGATACGAGAAACGGAGATCCCATGCTTATCGAACCCGTCCCCATCAAATTGGACGTCGAGCGGAAGCTGAAGTTCAACAATCGGGCCATGGCCGTGGCCGAGCGCGAGATCGCGAAGTTCTGGGGCCTGTCCCGCGTCTCGATCCTCAAGCAGGTGGAGAAAGGCGATCTCTCGGCCAGCGAGCTGGGCATTCTGGTCTGGGCCGGCCTGCTGCATGAGGACCGCGGCTTGACGCTCGAACGGGTCCAGGAGCTGACGGCGGAGACGCCGCTCCAGGCCATGCTGGGCCCGGTGGTGGAAGCGCTCCTGCGGTATTTTGTCGGCCAGAACCGCGATCTCGTTACTCGTCACTCGTCACTCGCCACGGATGAAGGTCCTGCGGCAAACCCTCCGATACCCCAGAGTGGGACTGGCTCGAGCTCTGGGCCATCGGACGGTATGACCTCGGGCTGAGCGGCGAGGAGTTCTGGGAGCTCACATGGGCCGAGTTCAATGCACTCTGCCAGCGGCGCAACCGGCGAGACCGGGAGGCCTACTGGCGCGCCGCGCTGATCGCCTCCACCGTCTGCAATATGCTGCGGGATCCCAAGAGCGACCCGATCGCGCTCGAGGACTTCATCCCCGAGTCTTATCGTGAAGTGCGCGACGACGCACTGGACGCGACAGACGCTTCACGCGAATTGAAGTGGCGGGCCTCCCTGGCCGCGATGGAAGCCCTGGCTTCTCGCTCGACCAAGGGGCAATGAGGCTCATGCAACCGACGCTCGCCCGTCGAGAGCCTCTGGGTCGAACGACGAACCCGTATCGCGGGTCCGTTAAGTTCCGCACCGGGAAAGGGGCAGCTTCGCCGCACATTCATGGCTGACACGAATCTAGCCATCAGAATCACAGCGGATACGCGCGATCTGCTCGGCGCGCTGAAGCAAGGCAGCGACGCGCTCGATCAGTGGGCGGAGAAGTTTTCCTCCGTCGGCCGCTCCCTGTCAGTCCTCGCGATCGGCGCGGCCCTCATGAAGGTGGCCGGGCAGATCAGCGAGGTTACGGCGGCGGCCGGCCGGATGGCGGAAGAGACCGGCCATGCCTCCGAGCAGACCGGTGTGGCCACGGCGGTCTTCCAACAGTTGGCGCCCGTGCTGAACCGCACCGGGCTCTCGACGCAGGACCTGGCCATCGGCTTCAAGACCCTCTCGCGCAATGTCATCGAGGCCCAGAATCCCTCCAGCCAGGCGGCCGAGACCTTCCGCCGCCTGGGGTTGGAACTCACCGGCCTGGAGACTCCCTCCGAAATCCTGCAGCTCATGGCCGAACGAGTGAAGCTGCTCCCGGACGGATTCGAGAAGACGGCTCTCATGACCGACCTAATGGGCCGGGCCGGACAGCGCCTGATCCCAATCATGAACGAGGGGGCACAGGGTTTCGCGCGTTCGGCAGCCGAGGCCAAAACCATGGGTCTGGTCCTCAGCAATGAGACCCAGCAGTCCCTCAAGGCCGTGGACGACTCCTTCGATGACGTCAAGACGGCCGCCGACAATTTCGGGACGCATCTCGGCGTCGCCTTCGCCCCGGCGGGGCAGGCCTTCAACGAGCTCAAAGTGAAGGCCTATGACATGTCCACCTACGTCGTCGATCAGTTCACGATTGCCTCCCGCACACTCGCCGAACGGGGCAAGGGGCTCTTCGGCTTCCTGAGCGACATCATCGGAGGGATGAAGTATTCAAGCGACCAGATCGTCGAGGCCTGGAAGAAATGGGACGAGCAGACCGCAAAGAACGTGCAGTCCATCCGGGACGCCGGCATCACGCTCCAGGGCCTGGGGAATGCGTTCACTCAGGCCGATGCCCATGTTCAGACCTATCGGCAGGGCCTATTGGCGGCCGGGGATGCGCAGGAGCGGCTTGGGATCAAGATCCGGGACAGTGCAGTCTGGCTGGAGCGGCTGCCCCATTGGCTGGCGGAGTTCAATGCCCCGTTAGAGGCCGGTGATACGGCCATGAAGAGCTGGCTAAGGACCTATGAGAACCTGCGCGAGACCGCCGCGCAAAAGCTCGGTGCGATGTTCGGGGAGCGCATCTCGCCGGACGTCATGGACGCGGAACTGGAGAAGGGCAATGCTGTTCTGGACCTGGAGCTCCGCCGCCGCGCGCTGGCGCAAGAAACGATTGTCCACCTGCGAGACGAAGCCGCGGTCCGGCAATCTTACACCGAGCTCGAGACGGCCCAGTACAGCATCTCGAAGGGTCTCATCGGCGCAAGCGAAGCGGCGCGCGCCGCAGCGTTCCTCTCCATCGAGGCCAAGCAGCGACATGAGACGTCGGTCGTGAAGGAGAATCTCCGGCTGCAAGTCGTGACGGAAGACCAGGCGACGGATCAAATCATTGCTATCCGGAACAAGGCCGACGCTGCGCGGATCCAGGCGGTCCAGCAGTTCCCGACCTTCTGGGAGCAGCAGCTCCAGGCGGTGGTCCAGAGCAACGCCTTCTCGCTCGGCACGATCGTGAGCACCTGGACCTCCGGCATTGCGCAGATGGTCGTCAAGGGAGGAAATCTCAAGCAGGCCTGGGAGGCGACCCAGATCGCGATCGTGCAGGGGATGCTCAACGCGAGCGTCCAGATGGTCGCGCAGTGGCTCCTCCAGGAGAGCGCGCGCGCGGCTGCCACCGTCGCCGCCAATACGACGATTCAGGCCTCCAACGTGGCCACGGCCACCAGCTTCTCCGCGGTCGCGGCCGCGGCGATGGGCGCCGTCGGCGCGGCCATTGCCTCGATGACGGCCTCGGTGATCGCGGCCCTGTCCGCCGTGTGGCTCTTCGCCAAGGCCGTGCTGATCTCAATCGCGGCCGCCATGAAAGCCACGATCTTCGGGATCCCGGTGGGGTTCGCCATCACGGCCGCCCTGATCGCCGGCTCGATTCTCGTGGCCCATGCCTCCAAGGCCGCGGCGGCGGTCCTGGGCGCACTGGCGGCTGGAACGGCCGGTCTCACGCTCTTCGGCGGAGCGGCCGAAGGGGCCAGTCTGGCAGGCGATGTGTTCATCGGCCAGCACGGTGGCATCTTCACCGGCCCGGCGCTCCTGGCGGAGGCCGGCTCCCCGGCGCTTGACCTGCCGCTCAATCACGAAGGCCTGGCCTTCATGAATCGGCTGGGCTTCGGCGGTGGGAAAGAAGAGATCCACATTCATCTCAAGGCCGATGGGCGCGAGTTTGCCCGTGTGGTCGTCCCACATCTGCCTCGCGCTATCTCTGGTCGAGGAGCATCAGCAATACCGTGAGGCTTATTTGCTCGTTAAAGGGGCATTGAAGGTGGGCTCCGCCCGATGATCCGAAACTCAGCACTCAGCACTCAGGACTCAGCACTCATGGCGTTCGCGATCTGCCTTCTCTCGGCAGGCATCGCGAACGCCAGTCCAGTGACCAACTTTGCAAGAGTGACGGTGTCGACGGGCTATGACGCCGCGGCCACCACGATCGTCCTCGGCACCGGCCACGGCGCCAAACTGCCCAGCACCGCGAACGGCGTGACCTTCCCGCTCGTCTGGTGGAATAGCACCCTCTATCCGGATCCCACCGACGATCCCAACGTCGAGATCGTGAACGTGACGGACCGCAGCGGCGATACGCTGATCGTGACTCGCGGCTTCGACGGCACGGCGGCCACCGCCAAGAATACGATCGCCAGCACCTACAAGATGATGCTGGCGGTGACGCGCACGCTCTGGGAGCAAGCCAACCCACCCGATCGCCTCGGCATCACGAGCTTCCCCGATCTCCCGACCGCCGTCAACAAGATTGGCAGCGCCAATAAGACCCTCTCAATCTTCGCCTCGACCACGGTGACCGCCGGCTTGACGCTGCCGGAGACTCTCATTGTCGACTTCACGGCACCGGGCAAGATCGTCTGCAGCACGGCCGGCGTCATCATCACGATCAACGGGCCGCTGCTCGCGGGCGCCCAGCAGATCTTCGAGCTGAGCGGCGGCTGCGAAGTGCGGCTGCCACCCGGCAGCGTGGTCTTGCCGGTCTGGTGGGGCTCCAAGGGCGACGGGATCACGGACGATTATGCGGCGGTCCAGGCGGCGTGGACGGCCGGCTCGACCGTGCTGATGCCGTGCAAGACCCACGCGATCGGCAGCACGCTCACGGCCTTGAACGTCACGCACTTCCATGTCGCCGGCTGCGGCGGAGCCGGCGGTGCCCCCACGGACAAGACCGTCTTCAAGTGGATCGGGGCCGCAGGCGGAACCCTGTTCAAGTTCACGGGCATGCGCGATTCGAACTTCGAACGGTTTGTCATGACCGTCGGCGCCGCGCCTTCCACACTCGCCGCCGTCATCGATTTCGATCCGACTGGCCGTCTGCAAGCAGAGACGGGTAACAGGTTAAAAGATATCGGGATCGTGCAGCGTGGAGGCGCCACCACGCCGGACGGCTCAATCAGCATCGGGATTCGAGTCTCCCGCTCGGATTCGCCTGGCAACGTGGATCTCTTCGAATTCGACAATGTGGCCATTAGTGGCTGCACCTCGGCCGCCGTCAGCATTGAAGACGGGCAATCGAAGGGGCACGTCTTTTATAGGCCGCAGTTTACGTTCTGCACGCGCGGCATCGCGACCACGCTCAACGGCGGGGATGGGGGCGGGGGATTCATCGTGTACGCCCAGAACATGGGGAACAACTCCGTCGCCGATTATGATCTGAC